GCAGATGCATTAATTCAAAGTGGAGTTTATTCACAAGTTGGATTGAATGATTTAGGAAACATGGCAGCAGATACGGTTATTCCTGTAACAGGAAAATCAACNGCAGCATGGGCNNCAGAAAATGCAACAGTTTCAGATACAGGAGCAGATTTTGGAAAGGTAACATTAACTCCAAACAGATTATCAGCAGTTGCAAACATTTCAAATGTTATTTTAGCACAAAATGGAGGAGCAGAGGCAGCAATCATGGCACAATTAGGGCAACAAGTTGCATCTAAAATTGATGCAGCAATGTTTGGCTCATCAGATGTTTCATCAGCACCAGGATGTATTGCAGGAACAAGTGGAGTTTTAACATTTACTGAGGCGGCATCAGCAGATTTAGCAGGGGATGCATTAACAGCAATCCAAACTATTGCAGATGATCATGGTTTAGGTGGAAATTTAGGGTTTGTTTACAATTGGGCGGCTTATAATGGTTTAATGACAGATGCACAGGTTTCAAATGTTTCAGCAGCATTGCAAAATGATTTGTTACTAGGAAGAGCGGTTCACTTTTCAAATGCACCAGCATCAGTTGCAGGAACATCAGCAGATGGAATATTTGGAGATTTTGACAGAGTATTTTTTGCGACATTTGGGCCGACATCAATCACGGTGGATCCATATACAAATGCAATGAACAATGAAGTTAGATTAGTTCTTAACAACCATTACGGTTGGGGAGTTGCTGATGGGGCATCATTTGTTAAATTTACATCATTAATATAATTTAATTGATTGAGAGGGGTTGGTTTTAATCGGCCAATCCCTTTTTTTTTAAACCATTTCAATGAGAGCATTTAAAGTAATAACAGTAGCGAGTTCGCAAGTTTTAACAACAGCAGAAGTTAAAGAACATCTGAAAGTTGATACAACAGCGGATGATACATTGATTGACAATTTAATTTTGGCGGCAACAAGTAGTTGCCAAGAATATACAAACAGATTTTTTATTACAACTGAAATTACACAGTATGGAGATAATTGGAGTGATGTTTCAGAATTATTTAAAAGTCCTGTTCAATCAGCATTGTTTAATGTTAAATATTGGGACACAGCAGGAACATTGCAAACTTTAGGCACAACAAAATATACTTTAGATAATGTTTCGCAACCTGCAAGATTAGTTCCATCACCTGATGAAAGTTGGCCATCACTTATTGATGGGTTAAATGCTATTGAAATAAATTATAATGTTGGAGTTGATAGTGCAGGTGATGTTGACAATGCTATAAAACAGGCGGTATTATTAACTATTGGGCATTGGTATCAGAATAGGGAGGCGGTTATTGTAGGGAGGCAAGTAAATGAAATGCCAATGAGTGCAAAATATTTGTTGGATCAATATAAAATCCAAGTAATAAGATAATGCAAATTGGCGATTTAGATAGGAGAATCAGAATTGAAGTTCCAACTAGAACAGCAAACAGTTATGGGGAGGAAACTTTAAGTTGGGCTGCATATCGTAATGTTTGGGCAAAAATGGAATGGAGGGGAGGAAGTGAAAAAGAGGAAACGCAAAGAATTACAGCAACATCAAAATTAGTTTTTACAATCAGAAATTTAGATATTAGCATAAACGAACAAAACAGAATAAATTATGAAGGCAAATCTTATTATATTAAAGTAATTAATGAGATTGAGGGGAGAGAAAGTTTTTTGGAATTAGAAACAGAACAAAAAGACTAAATGGCAGGGACAACATCAGTTGGGGGACAATCAGCACAGGCATCAAAATCATGGATTGAAGTTGATCCAGGAAATTTAAGAGCAATTGATAATATGTTTAAACAATTACCAAAACAAGTTGATAAAAACAAAGTTTGGGTTAAGTTTTGGAGGGAAAATTCCAAACCATTGCAAAAAGCAGCAAAAAGCAATGCACAGGGATTAGGAGGAACAGGGCAGTTGGCAAAAAGTGTTGGTTTTTTTACAACAAAAAGCAGCAGAAAATACAATGGCGGATATGTTGGCCCAAGGGTAAAAGGAGCATTTAGAAGTAAAGCAAAAAGCGGATATTATGGTGCGTGGGTTGAATATGGAGGGGATGTTAATTTTGGAGGTAAAGGAACAGGAAAAAATCAATCATGGATGGCAGATGCATGGGGTTCAGCACATCAGCAAGTTTTAAACAATGGAATGCGATCAGCAGAAAAGATATTTGTAAAAGCAGTTAAAGTGCATGAAAGGAGATTGGCAAAATACGGAAAACTAGGATATTAAATGAAAAGTGGATTAGCAATATATGATGTTTTAAGCAATGATTCTGATGTTTCAGCATTAGTTGCTACAAGAATATTTCCAAATGTTGCCAAAAACGGAACAACATTCCCATTCATTATTTATGATGTTGAATCAGAAAGCCCAGAAGATTCAAAGGATGGGGTTGCAACATTAGATGTTGATAGCGTTATGGTTTCGGTTTACTCAAAAACATACTCTGAGGCATCAGATTTAGCAAGAAAGATAAGAACAGCATTAGACAGGAAAAGCGGAAGTTATGGAGGGATTGATGTGCAGTCAATTCAATATAATGGTTATAATGATTTATTTGATGACAACACAAGTGATGAGGGCGTTTATCGTAAAGCATTAGATTTTAGAATTAGAATCATTAACACTATTGAAACTGTTTGGGCAAACACATATTCATTAGAATTTGATGGAGTGGATGATTATTTGAATTTGGGAGATAGTAACGATTTTTCATTTGGGGATGGTTCAGAAGATAGTGCATTTAGTNTNTCATTATGGGCAAAAATAAATGAGGGATCACAAACAGCATTATTTGCTAAGTCAGCAACAAATAAAGAATTTCATGTTGTAACAAATTTTTCTGATTTATTAAGAATAAGACTATATGATAACAGCACAGGAGGTTACATTCAAAGCCAAATAGATGCAGCAGTAAATGAAAGCGAATGGGAAAACTATATATTTACTTATGATGGGACAGGGAGTCAAACAGGATTAAATATTTATGTTAATGGGAGTAATGTTGCACAAACCAAATCATCCAGCGGAAGTTATGCAGCAATGGAAAACACAGCATCAGAGTTAAGAATTGGATCATCAGAACAAAATAGTTTTTATTTAGATGGAAATATTGATGAGTTCGCGTTATTTAATATAGAGTTGTCATCAATACAAGCGACAGCAATTTACAATAGTGGAGTCCCAAATGATTTGGAGGCACACACAGGATTGGAGGGATTATGGAGAATGGGAGATCCAACAGGAACAGGGGTTTATCCTACAATTACAGATGACAGTTCAAATTCTAATAATGGAACAATGACAAATATGTCAAGTGGCGACATAACAACATCCACACCGTAATGAATGAAAATACATATATAATTTTACCAATTGAGGAATTGGATTACATTAATTTTAATCAAGTGATTGAATTAAAGAAAACTATAAGATACAATTTAACAAACACAGAGTTCATTATTAAATTTTATGGCGACACCCCAACAGATTTAAAAGAATATAAAAAATATACACATTCAGAAATTTTAGATGTAATAAATAATCCAGGAAATGGATGGTTAAAAATATAAATATGAGATACGAATTATTAAAAGATTGGCCAAGCAAAAGACATGGCAAAACAATCAGAAAAGGAACATTTGTTATAATAACAAAAAAAGAGGAATTGGAGCAATTGATTGAGTTGGAATGCATACCAAAACCAAAAGAAATTAAAAAGAAAAAAGTAAAGAAATAATTAATTATAAAAAAGAAAGAAAATGGCAATATTAAATGGAACAGATATTAAGGTTTACGATAGTGGAACGGGTATCTTAGTGGCATACGCACAAAATGGGAGTTTAAACATCAATCATTCATTAAGGGAAATCACATCAAAAGAATCAGCAGGATGGAAAGAATCTTTAGAGGGGTTAAGAGATTGGAGTGTTGATTTGGATGGAGCATATGCATGGACAGATGCAGCAGGATCAGCAGTAACAAATTCAGCAGATGAGTTGTTGGCGACTCACATATTAGCAAGAACAGCATTAACAATTAAATTTGGAAATGTAGCAGGAGCAACAGGCGACACAGTTTACAATGGAAGTGTTTATTTAACATCATTCTCAGTTTCAGCAGGAACAGAGGACACAGCAACTTATTCATTAAGCTTAGAGGGAACAGGCTTGATTACGCAAACAGTTTCGTAATAATAATTTTTGGGGAGCGAGGGGATGACTTGTTTAGGTTTGTTTCATCCCCTTTGCAACCCTACTAAAAAACAAACAAGAACATGAAATATTCATTTGTAGAAATAGCAGATAAAAAATATCCTGTTAAATTTGGATTCAATGCATTAAGAAAGTATGGAATCAAAACAAATACATCATTAGCAGATTTGGATAAGTTGGGCCAAGATATGCGATTGAATGATGCATTAACTTTAATTCTTTGTGGAATTGAGGATGGATTCAGAGCAGCAAAACAAAAGTGCGAATTAGACATTGATAGTTTATCGGATTTAATTGATGAGGATTTCAGTGCAATAGAAAGATGCATGGCAGTTTTGGGTGAGCAAATGGGAGGAAAAGAGGGAAAGCAGAAAGCCAACAAAACGAAAAAGCGTTAAGTTGGCAAGATTTGGAATCAATTGCATTTGGGCAGTTGGGAATGAGTGTTGATGATTTTTATGATATGATGCCAAAACATTTTTGGAACAAAATGGATGGGTTTTATAAGTTGGAAAACATAAGGGAGCAACAGGAATGGCAAAGGATAAGATGGCAAACAACCTTATTGTTAAACATTCAATTGCCGAAAAACAAAACAATTAAACCAACAGATTTGATTGAGTTTGATTGGGATGATAAAGGAAAGGATGTTGATTTTGAGAAACTAAAAGCGAAAGCAGAATTTATTAAAAAAATGGAAGAGCATGGCAAATAAAGCAGTTGGTTTTTTAACATTTAATTTCGGTGCAAATATGGGTGGCTTTAATAAGGCCATGAAAAAAGCACAAAGAAGTGTTGGAAAGTTTGGGAAGTCAATGAAACGAATTGGAAGTTCCATGACTACAAATTTAACAATGCCAATTATTGGGTTGGGTGCAATTGCAATAAAAACATTTGCAGATTTTGAACAGGCAATGTTAAAAGTAAAAGCAGTAAGTGGTGCGACAGCATCAGAGTTCAAATCATTAGAGGCAAACGCAAAAAGATTAGGAAGTTCAACAATGTTTACAGCGACACAAGTTGCTGAGTTGCAATTGGAGTTATCCAAACTAGGTTTAACGCCAGAGGAAATAAACAAATCAACAGATTCAATATTAAGTTTAGCACAGGCAACAGGCCATGATTTAGCAGAAAGTGCATCAATAGTTGCATCAACAATGAACAGTTTTGGAATGGAGGCGAGTGAATCAGCAAAAGTTGCAGATATGTTTGCCGCTGCAAGTTCAAACGCAGCCATTGACATGGAGAAACTGAGTGCAGCAATGCCAACAGTTGGAGCAACAGCAAATGCGGTGGGAGTCCCTTTAGATGATTTAACAGCAATGATGATGACATTGGCAGATAGTGGAATGGAGGCATCAACAATGGGAACGCATTTAAGAAAAATATTTGTTGAGTTGGCAACTAAGGGAATCAGTTTTGAGGATGCCATGAATCAAATAAACACATCAACTGATAAAGTAACAACAGCAACAGGGTTATTTGGTAAAAGAGCATTTGGAGCAGGTTTGATTTTAGCATCAAACACACAAAAAACATCAGAATATAATTCTGTACTAGACAAGTCGGCAGGGAAAGCCAAAGAAATGGCTGATATCATGGATAGTGGAGCAGCAGGTGCAATGAGGCGATTAAAATCACAGGCAGAGGGAGTTGCAATTAGTTTGGGAGGAATGTTAATTCCTGTGTTCCAAAAAATAATGGGCCTCATTCAAAAAGGTTTATCATGGTGGAGCAATTTGGATGGCGAAATGAAAAAGAACATTGTTACAATCGGTTTAATTGTTGCTGCAATTGGGCCTGTAATATCTATTGTGGGAACATTAGCAACAGCATTTGGAATGATTTTAAGTCCTGTTGGATTAGTAGTTGCAGCAATTGTTGCAGGAGGATATTTAATTTATCAAAACTGGGATCCAATTAAAAAACTAATTGTTGATGTTGCAAATTATTTTATTGATTTATATAATGAATCAATGATTTTCAGAGGTGCAATTCAATAT